CCCGCCGAGAAACCCCCCGCCACCGCTCTCTTTGGACGCCTTCGTCTGCTGTTGCTGATCTTTTGCTGCCTGAGCAGCCGCCTTACTGAGGTCGTTGTACGCTTTCTGCGCGGCGGCGAGTTCCGCCCGGACATCGGCCAGTGCCTGCCGATTCTGGCGTGTCGCTTCCGTACTCTGGGCGAGGGCAAGCCGTTCCGTAGCAATCGCCTGCGTGTTCGCCTGTAACTGCGTGCGTAACTGTTGGGTGAACTGCGCCGTATCTTTGAGGGCCATGCCCTTCGCACGCAATCCGGCAACCGTTTGCGAGATTTCCTGCCGCAGTTTCACGTTTTCCGCAGTCAGACCCGCGATCTGCGTGCGGGAAGACCCCGACTGATCGGCGGTATCCTTCATTGCCTGTTTGAGGGCATTCATCTGCGCGGTCAGTTGACCGATCTGGGTATTGGCGTTCTGCATCTGAACCTGTACCGGAATCGTGACAGGCTTGATCTGAGACACGAGTCGCTGCACCTGCGTCAGGCTACTCGCCAGCTTCGTCAGGTCTGCCACGAAGGGCACCATCACCGGAGGCAGATTCACGTAGCGTCGCCCTCATTATTTCTTCTGCGCTCTCGTTCCCAGTCCTCGACGGTGGGAGCGTCACGCGGAACGGGCGAAATCGTCGCGCCCGACTTCGCTGCGAACCCCTGCATGACCGCACGCAACTGTTCACGCAATCTGATCTGCTCCGCCTCTTCATCCAACTCGGTCTTCGGCATGATGAGGCGTTCAAGGAGCCAGTCGGTCATCTCCGGTGCATCGTTGTTCTTCGCGCTACCTAGTAACGTTACCAGGATACTGTACAAACGCGCAAAATGCCAGTCCATCCGCTCGGACATGACGGGTTCCACGGAGAGGAAATCGGACAACTCCCGGTGTTCCGCAGCGGTGATGTTCTCCAGCAGTAACCGGATCGACGGATAACCGCAATCCAGCGCCAGCCGTAACATCCGCCGTCGCGCCGGATTCATTCTAAAGCGGTGCGCCGCTCACGATCCTCGTCTTCGGTCGCGCCGAAGCCGTTCATCTCGCCCGCGATGTTCGCCAGTCGCGTAATCACCGCCGCGCTCTTCATCTGCAATCGCTTCACCTGATGGATCGTGAAGAGATGCCCGCCATCGGGCGTGCGCGCGGAAAGGACGAGCAACTTCGCGTTACTGCTGTCGGAATCGACCAGTTGCCGCCCACGCTTATCGGTATACTGGACGGAGGCGAAATACTTGTCGCGTTCCGCCCCGGTCAGGGTTTGCAGAATGATGTTCGTCCGCCATTCAGGAACCCAGATTTCTTTCTGCTGGATATCGTCAATGGCGAAAATCTCTTCCGCACTGAGGTAGCGGCCCTCAACCTTCGTCTGGTCCGGATCGGGTCGTACGCCATTGTCGCTCGGTTGGACCGATTCTTCCGCCGCGACTTCCGCGAACGTCATCGGCGCGCGCCGCCGCGCCCCCTTGTCTTCCATCTGTACCTCCCTCGCAGCAGAACGCCGCGCCTAAGATAGACGCGGCGATGATACCACTGCCCGTCAATCCCTATGGGACAGACGGAGCGGCAGCGCGCGATGGACTGTTGCAAACGACCGTCAGGAGCAACTTTACCGGATCACGCGGGGTGATTGCATTGTGCGTGCAACGCGCGAGTTGTCCGGTAAAGGTCGTGACGAACCCCGATGAATCTCCAGTCTTGAGGTTCGGCACGGTGATCTGCCAGCCGAGCATGGTCCGCTTGTCGAACTCGTCAAAGAGCGCTTCCTGTTCGGGCGATCCCGTCCAGTTCGCTTCGATCACCAGATCGCCATTGTTCGTGAAACCGACGATGAACTCCTGTTGGAGATTGGGCGAATCGAAGTTCGTGACATCGCTTCGTTCATTCGTGGCTTCGGGATAGCCGCTCGATGTCACCTCACTGATATGTGTGTAATCACCGAACGTCGCGGTATCGCCCGCCGTCAGCGCGTTGGCAAGCGCATTGACGGTCAGGGTCGTTGCTCCCGACGCCGCCGCTGCGGAGAGCGTGACGCTGTGATTACCCGTAAAAACAAGGACGGTTCCGGACGGCATCGCCGCAGTCGTCGCATTGACCGGGACCGAGGTCGCTCCGGCAGTCGCGCCACCCGCGCCGACCGTCACGGAATGACCCGTTCCTCCCGTCAATGAATACGCGACCGACACCGCGCCGGGAAATCGCGCTTGTGTCATGGGCCGACTCCTTTCGGATCAGACTACGGAACGGGCGCTGCAGCCGAACGCGACGGGCTGTTACAGACGACTGTCAGCAGGAGTTTCACCGGATCACGAGGCGTGATCGCGTTGTGCGTACAACGCGCCAGTTGACCTGTGAACTCCGTCACAAACCCTGACGTATCGCCCGTTTTCAGGTTTGGCACGGTAATGCGCCACCCTAACATCGTCCGTTTGTCGAACTCAGTGAACAGCGCCTCCTGTTCCGCCGCACCCGTCCAGTTGGCCTCAATCACCAGATCGCCGTTATTGGTAAATCCGACGATGAACTCCTGCTGGAGATTGGGGCTGTCGAAGTTCGTCACGTCGCTGCGTTCGTTGGTGGCTTCCGGATATCCCGACGATGTAACCTCACTGATCTTCGTATAGACCGGAGTGACAATCGTCGGGTCTAGCGAATACTCAACGGACACAGCACCGGGGAATCGCGCACTGGTCATGCAATCACTCCTGTGCTAGACACCGACACCCTGCGCGACACTCTGACGCAGGACATCGACGTTGGCGGTGATGAGCGTGTTGAAGTTCTCGTCTTCGCCCGCGTCGAGAATCGGGCCGCGTGGTGTCAGACCGACGTACGGATCGACGCCGATCATCGACCCCGCTCCGTAGCACCAGACGAACACCTGTTGCGCCCAATCCTCCGCTTCGGGCCACGTCGCTGCCCGGAACATGAACTGTACCGTCGCGGGTTCGATCACGTTGTTGTCGAAGTCCATCGTCGGTTGACTGCCGCCGTAGCGACGGACAATCAGGGCTTTGACCGGATCGGACGGCTGGTGTGCAATGAACACCGCGCCGTTCTCGGCAAGACCCGCAGCGATCAGGGCATCGACAATCTCATCAAGCATGTCACTTCACCTTTGCTGCAACGTAGGCTGCGACCCGCGCGTCCATCCCCGCCTGTGCCGCCAGTGCGGGAACCTCAAGGTATTTCGCCTGTTGCGGCGGCGGATGTTTCGCGGCGGTATTCTCATGCTGATACTGTGCATACGCGGCAGTTTCGGGTGTACCACCGAACCCGACGATCACATAGAAGCGTTCTTCCGCCCAGAAGGAATCCACCGCTCCGGATGCCGCCAGTGCGCCCGATCTTCTGGGCACGATCCGCAATGCCTCCGCGAGAACCGCGCGTCCCTCGATCAGCATCGCTTCCTCAATAGCGGCTCGATACGCTTCCAGAATGTCGGGTGGAATCGACCAGGCGCTCATCACACTCCTTAGCTAGACATAAGCTTTTGTTGGCACCATCGGATCATTTGACGGATCAAATGATACTCCGGTGATCGGCATTTCGAGGCCCGCTACCACGAGATGGTCCTCGGTGTAGATCGTCGGTGGGGGCCAACTGAAGGTGACCGTACCGTCCACAACCTTCTGCACCCCGGTCGGGGTCGTCAGGATGTTGCTCTTCCACATGACGAGCGCGGGATAATCGACCTGGGCCGTGTATTGCAGATTGCCGTAGCGGTCGCGGATCGGTTTCCCGTTTGTGTCGCGCACCACCGACTTCAGGCCGACCATGCAGCCGTAGTCGGTGAACGAGTTGGCGAAGTCGCGGAAGAACTGCCGCAGATCGGGTCCGAAGGTCGGGGGAACCGAAGGTGTGAATGTCACCAGGGATACCTCCCCCACGGCGTGCGCCACAGTTCGCGTGGAATCGGACGGCCCCAGTAATCGCGCAGCACATACGGATCATCGGTGTAGGTCACCTCGATCTGCATCTGCTGCACGGCTTCGGACGGTGGGATATCCACGTTCGGATCGGTCGGCGTTGTCGTGCCACTGACCGACCCACCAAGGGCGTACTGGATCACCGTATCCCATGCCAGCATCCGGTCGCGCCACGATGCCGTCCCTAATCCGTCCAGCGTCGCGGTCGTCGGCATGTTGCCATACTTGTTTTTTGCGATGACTGCAAGATTGGCAGTGCCGATATCCCAGCCGTATAGATCGGCGTAGTTGTTGTACGCCTCATCGGGAAACATCATCGACGCTTCCGCTGTATCGATCAGCATCGCGCGCGAACGCGAGAGCGGATCAGCGAGATTTGGGTCGAAAGTAAACGTCATAGCGTCGCCGTCTACCCTTCGCGCGAACGACGATGGCGGGTGGTATCGCCCTCCGACGCGGTGGACGCTGACGAAGACGCCTCAGCATCCGATTGACCCGCTGGAGCAGACTCACCCGCATCCTCCCTCGGTTCGTTGCCGGGTTCCGCCTCGGTCGCCATCCGGTTCTTCGATTCCGCTTCCGCCTTCGCGACTTCCGCCTGCTTCTTGACGTGTTCGGCATCGAACTCTTCGTCATCGACCTCGATGTTCCCATCCGCGTCGGCGGTATAGATGACGCCCTTCCACGTAATCGAGGTGACGCCGGGACCGAGGTCTTCCGCCTTTACTGTTGCCATGTCTGTGTCCCTTCCCCTTCTCAGGCAATGCCCTGAATCACTCGTACTGCCTCTGGCTCCAGAACAACCGGAAGCGTCGATTGCCAACCCTGCGATTCGATCCGGGGCGGCTTGTCGTTCTTCGCTTCCATGATGACGACGCGACCGGGACTGTTCTGCCCCGCCGCCGTCCCGACCGCGCTATAGCCCAGAACATTCTCCATGACGCGCGGCTCCCCCTGCGGGAACTGGATCGTTTCATCC